TCGATGCATAAACAGAGGACCTTATATCAGGGGACGAATTGTTGATCTTTCTCAAGCTGCTGCCAGTAAGCTTGGTTTCCTGAAAAACGGGATTACCAAGGTGCGGGTGGAAGTGGTTAAGAGAGGTGATGGAAAAACTTACTTTAAGAAATAAAATGAAATCAATATTATTATCAAACATCCACCATGCCTACGCACAGACGGATGGCACATACAAATTCCCCAATAATTACATTAACATTAGAACAAAATTATGATTAAATTAACAAAAATAGACATTAATCCCGACAGTGAGGTTACACAATCTTCCACCGTTGAGGAATACCGTATTGACCAAGAACGTGGCACATTTGGGCAATTTTTTGAAGGCAAGTCCCCTCCCGTGGATTACTGGATCATGGGAGAAATCGTTGGAGAAATCCAAGTCGGAAAGGCTATCATCATTGACCGTTGGAATCGTAATGGAGTGGTGATTCGGGGAACCATGCACACATCTGAAGTGATGAAGCTTGAAGAGAACGAGGGAGTAACCTATATCACAACCGCGAACAGTCTGTATAAGATGGAGCAAGTTGACGATGAGGAGATTTTAAAATTAGAATATGAAAAAAATTAAAGTTAGAAAAAATTTATCGAATCATCTTGAGGAACTAGAAGGTTCTTTGGATGATGCCATTCAATATCTGAAAAGTCTCAAGGAAAAATACTCACAATACGAGAATCTTTGCTTTACTGTCGATTATGATTGGAATAACAAACAACTCTATCTTTTGGGGTTTATTGATGAAACGGATGCTGAATATGAATCGCGTATCAATCGTGAAAAGAAAATCCAAATCGATGATGAAAGGCGTGAGCGCGAGCAATACGAAAAGTTGAAGGCTAAATTTGGAGAAGGGAAATGAGAAATTTTAAAAACTAGATTACACTGATCCCATGAAACTCCCCGATCCAGAACAATTTAAATTTAAAGATGTCACCATTGCTGGGGATGAATGTTATTTGATCACTCCAAATGGAATGGGGACAGATTGGACTGACGACAACGCTCATTTCCGTTCATGTATTATCACTAAGAATGATCACAGGGTTGTATCTTTGGGGTTTAAAAAATTCACCAATATTTTTGAGAAGCCTGATTTTCAACCTTGGAATTCTGAGTGGAATTTTACTGCACGTAGGAAAATCGACGGTAGCCTCCTCTGTATCTCAAAATATAAGGGGGAATTGATAACGAGGACACGTGGAACCCAATCAGTTAGAACACTACCCAACGGATATGAGATTGATTTCCTAATGGGTAAGTATCCGAAAGTGTTTGATAACGAACATCTGGATTCCGAGGATTGGTCTATATTAGTGGAGTGGACAACACCAACAAATATCATTTGTCTTCGGGAACATGAAGAACCGACCCTAACGCTGTTGGGAATGATTTCCCACCAGACATTAAATTATGAAACACAAAAGCATATGGATTATCTTGGCAATCTGTGGGATATTCCTCGCCCTGAAGCATATGAATACACATCATTGGAGGAATGTATTAACGATGTTAAAATGTGGGAGGGGAAAGAAGGATTAATCATCTATTCACCGGATGAAGGGACTTTGAAAAAGATCAAAGCAGATTTATATTTGAAAATTCACAAACTGGCGACTGGAATTCGCAACATTTCCAATGTTTTGGATGTATTCATGGAATCGCCAAGATCATATAAATACGAGGATTTTAAAAAATTCATCGAAGATACTATGGATTACGAAATTGCCCTCAAGGTGGATGAAGATATACATAAAATCACCGAAGCATACGGCAAGTTCATCCATTCCGTCAACACCATTGAACGCGCCATGGAATACATCTCCAAGCTGGACTCCCGTAAGAAGCAAGCAATGGCTATTCAGGAGCATTGGGACGGATTTATGATTCCGGTTGGTTTTTCGTTGCTTGACAACAAGCCTTTGGATGATAAACTGGTGAAGAAATCAATGGAGAAGCTACTAAATCTATGAAATTAGAACAATTACTAAAAACAACACCAGAGACGCTTGCGGTTGAACAACATGCTGATATCGACCTATTTGCTGGATTTGATTCCGAAGAAAACGAATTTATCACGATGGATGGTTATGATGATTGTATCGTTGGTATTGTAGAACGTTTTGGACAAGAGCCAATTGTTTGTTATAACAAGGATAAGGTTATCACCAAATTGGAATCTGATGGTATGGATAGCGAAGAAGCTGAAGAATTTTTTTACTTCAATCAGATTGGAGCATATGTTGGGGAATGCACCCCATGTTTTTTAACAATGAATAATACACAATGAGCAAAAAATTTCTATTAGCCACGAGCGCAACTTGCGGACCCTGTTACACCCTCAAAGCCCGAATTGAAAAGGATAAACTTGAGGTGGAGATTAAGGACTACACCAATCCCGAAAATATCGAATGGTTTAAGAAACATGGTATTCGTGCCGTTCCTCGTCTGGTGATTGAGGATGGGGATAACAACGTGGAGATCATTCAGGGCATGGACGATATCATAGAAGCATTGAAAAGATGAAACAACAACCATCTAAAATAGAAGCTCAATGGGAAGTCGCTCTTCATTGCGAATGTCCTGAATGTGGGAAATTTGTCAATCTGATAGATGCAACTGATTTTTGGGATGGTCGTGGGTGGTTGAACATTCCTGAACATGGCACGGAACGAAGCAATAATCTGGAAGTCGATTGTCCAGAATGTAGGCATTTTTTCGAGGTGTGTTGCGTATGGTAACTTAAAAACTAGAATACAATATTTCCAATGACATGATCGGCAGCATATCTACATTGCCAGAACCTCCCTCTACTATTAACTTAGAATGGAGACTGGCGGGATCGGGCAGATGACCCTTCGGGGACTTTTTATACGCTGAGTAATCGGCAAGTGGAAACTCATCGACTCCTCAAACCCGTATGTTGAAAAGGTGGGCGCACACCGTTCTGAAAATGTCACCTTTTTAAAATAATAATATGAATAAAGACGTAAAACAAATGGGCTGTGTGACAATCTCCCGAAATGGGTATATCCAAGAGCTTGAGGAACAGCTTCGCCAAGAGCGCGAACTTGCTGATAAACTTGCTGTAGAACTATCTGTATGTAACAACACTTGGATATTTAATGAGAACGAAAATGTGGTCGCAGCCTTAAACCAATGGAGGGAAGCTAGAAAATGATTAAAATTAAGAAAAAGCGTAAGGACTACGATCAAATCCTCTTCATGTCGGATACCCATTGGGGTCATGATAAACCATTCTTGTGGGAACCGAGAGGATTTGAATATTCCGAAGATCATGATGATTGGATTCAGGATCAGATTGATAGGGTATCACCCAATTCTTTAATTATACATTGTGGCGATGTTGGGTTGTCGGCGGGTGCTGAACGCATCAAGGACTTCATGATGACATTTCCCTGTGAAACCTTGATGGTGAGGGGTAATCACGATTCTGGTGTTCAACAACTCTATCAAGAGCATCTACCTGAAGGTTTTCAGAATTGTGAATTGTATCCAATTCGTATTACCCCGAACATTACCTTAATGGGATATGAATTCCTTTTGGATATTGATCGTGATCAGTTCTATATTAGACATATGGCAGCATTGATTTATCCATTCTGCAATAAAAATTATTCACATATCTGCGGTCATTCTCATGGCAATCTCAAACAAGCCAATCCTGATGGTAATGGTTTTGGGAAGATGCTTGATGTGGGGGTGGAGAACGCCAAGGCATACAACGGAACCGCTTTCTTCACATTGGAAGAAGTCGTGGAAATTATGAGCGTGAAGGAAACATCAAAATTTGATCATCATTGATATGCAAGAATTAATTGAAAAGGTTGAGAAAACCAAAAAATGGATGAACACCGCATTCCACAAGCTGGATACTTTCGATACAGAGCTTGACATTGAGGAAGCAGGTGTTAATCTTGAAAAGCTTGAGAAACGAATTACCAATCTCCGAAAGGAATGGGAAATTGAATATTCTTATCTCCAAAACGAAAACACGAAACAATAATACATATGACAAACAATAAAAAAACAGATACGAGAACAATGCGGCGAAACAAGGCATGGCTTAGAAGCCCTGATCAGCGTAAACGGACGAAATTGTTCCAAGTGAATATGGTGCAACTTCCTGATGGGCGTTTTCATATTCTGGGAAATGGAGCTAAAGTTTTGACTCGTCAAAACTCTACGTCAGTTAAAGAATATCCAATAGATGTTCGTGATCTAGCCACCGAAATTCGTTTGAATGGTGTGACATCGTTCTAAGAATAATACCCCACCCTGAAATATGGGTGGGGTTTTCTATTTAAAAACTAGAATACAATGAGCGTAGAAATGAAAGCAAATCCTAAAGAATGTTTCTACGAGAAGTGGCTTAATCAACTGCTGAGAATTCAGACACTTGAAAATTTTGTGAGTCTTGTCGCCACTGGTAAGCGTTCAGATGGAACGTATAACTATTGTAGAGAAGCGTTAGAGCAAAAGGCAAAAGAATTATTAAAACAACCAACCTAAAAAAATATGAATGCTGCACAAGAATTACTAAAACACATTGGAAGTCGTACCGTGAAGTATGTGCAAATTTCCCATGAACTTGATTGGGACAGGACCGAAGACATTGAAGGCACACTTGAACAGGTGCTACCACGTCTAAACTTTGTGTATAGCGATGGTTATGGACATCAAGAATTGCATGGAACAATTTGGTACACCGATGGCACATGGAGTGATCGTGGTGAATATGATGGCAGTGAATGGTGGCAACACCACGTTTGTCCATCACTTCCAGTTGGTGCAACTCTAATATAATATGAAATACAGAATAAAAGAAACAATTAATGGTCATGATGTCAGCACCTTTATGGTTCAAGGCAAAGTTTTATGGTGGTGGAAAAACTCCAGATACCTCGGTCACAGCAAAGAGGAAGCGGAAGTCTGGATTAAAAAACTACAAACAAAAGAAGTAAAATATCATATCGTAGAACAATAATATGACTAAAAATTTCCATAGACACAACAAAACCCTCTGGCTAAAATCTTTCGATGAGAATTGGCTGGTTGTTGCCATAGAATCGCGGCGAACGTCTTCTTTTCAAAGCAGAATGAAAGAAGCTTGGCAAGCTTTGTTTGGCAGCAAGAATGTAATACATATTAATCTTGACCGTCTAGATATTGTGGATATGATCGACTATCTTAAAAACGTTTAAAGAGGTGTCCATTAAAAACTAGGTTACGATCAGCGTATGAATATTTTTAGTACTTCATCCGACCCCGATCAATCTGCCAGATGGTTGGTAAATTCCCACTGTGTTAAAATGTTGTTAGAATCGTGTCAACTCCTATGCACAGCGTATCATGAACAAGGTATCCAAGCTCCATATAAGCCTAGTCATAAAAATCACCCATCAAGTCTTTGGACACGCGCAAGTTATGACAATTTTCAATGGTTGATCGCACATGCTCACGCTATTTCAGACGAATATACAGCACGTTATGGGAAGATTCACAAGTCTCAGGCAGTTCTGGATTGGTGTGAGGATAATGTATTCAAGTTAGGATTTGATTCGTTTGACCTGACACCATTTGCCATCGCCATATCGGAGGATAGCATTTGTCGGACACTGCCAGAATTTGAATCGCTACATGCTACTGAAAAATACGTTAGATATGTTCAATATGATAAAAGACATTTACATGCATGGAAACGCAATAAACCGTGGTGGGCTGAAGACTTAAAAACTAGCACATAATCTCCCCATGTTGAAAGCGAGAGGAACCATCAAGGTAGAGTCCAAGAAATCCCGTATTGTCGTTGATACAGGATCGGGAATTTTGGATTTCTATGAATGGCTCATTTCGCGGGAGTATTGGATCAGATTACAGAAACCCCTTCATGGCGCACACATTTCAATTGCATTGGCATCCAAACACAAAAAAGTCAACTGGCAACGTGCTGAATACTATGATGGAGAAGAGATTGAATTTGGATACGATCCCTATCTCATTCAGGGTGGATACACCAAGGGATTCATCATGTTTTATCTGAAAGTCTATTCGGAAGCTATTGACAAAATTAAAAAGGAGCTTAACATTGTGGACAGTGAAGGATATCGAGGACTTCATTTGACTATCGGCAACACGTTGAAGTCTGGATCAAAACCTTTACTTTACTGGCCGGAACTAATCACGATTAAAAACTAGAATACACTACAAAGACAATGGAACACACGCTAATTCGATACATTAGAAACAAGAAGGGACAACCCCGTGGGGTCGTCGTTGCTCTACGGGATAAGAATGAGGTTTGCTATGGTTATTCCATCTGCAATCCCATTGATCCATGGAACAAGCACAAGGGACTGAAGATCGCAATCGCTCGTGCGCTGGCAAGGGAATACGAACTTCCCAAAGCGGAGAACACCGTCAAGCAAATCATGGAAGGATATGTAAATATCTCCAATCGCGCTTTGAAATATTTCAAAGATATTGAAGAGGGAAATATTACGTTTAATGCATTTTCCAATGGTTGATAATCGTATCGATCCAGAGAATGAAGTTGATCTATTAATCCAGAGCCATAAACACAGATATATAGCACTGTGACAAATATAAAATTACACCTTGGATGCGGAGATAAGCATATCGAAGGATATACCAATATTGATATACGCTATTTGCCCGGAGTAGATGAAATTAATAATATTAAATTTCTGAGAAAATATCAACTTAATTCTATTGATACAATATACGCTTGCCATGTTCTAGAACATTTTGGTAGATGGGAATATAAGACAGTTATCAAACGCTGGTATGATATACTAAAATCAGGAGGCATTTTACGTATTGCAGTTCCTGATTTTAGTAAAATTGTTGAATATTATCAACAAACAAAAGATTTAACAGTTTTAAGAGGGTTTATATACGGTGGGCAGGATTATAATGAGAATTTTCATTATTGTTGCTGGGATTTTAACTCACTTAAACAAGATCTTGAAGATTGTGGATTCGAATTTATATACGAATATAATTGGCGTAATACAGATCATAGTAATATTGACGATTATAGTCAATCATACTTACCACATATGGATAAAACAAACGGCAAACTAATGAGTTTAAACATACAAGCTATAAAAAAATAATAATTGAATTTAAATAATACATCATGGTTGAAGAAAAAACATTACCTATTCATGAACTGAAATACCACCATAGCGAAAGCCTTGGCTTCGTATTTTCAGGTGCAATACCCTCATCTGATGATGCTATCCAGCGATTGGTGAACAATCTGGTGGGATGGGGTGTGTCCAAGAAGTTACCAGAGTTCTATGTTCGGGTAGCTCCCAATGAAACGGCATTCATATATGCTTCCGATTCGGAATTCAAACAGGCAGCATTCTATCAAGCGTGTGGGCAGTTCAACGTAATGGGAATCTTTG